GCCGTGCTGCCAGGTAGGCGCCCACCTTGGCAGCGTGAAGTTCTGACGTGCAGAACTCGCTCAGGTCATGTTGCTCAATCGGTGCATCAGCATCAGTGCCAGGTAGGCGGACAACGCTGGTGCGGATCAGGCCGATGTCATCATCGGGCTGCTGCCGCCACAGCATCTGCATCGCTGTCGGCCGACGATCTGCGTATGGGATGAACTCAATCTCAAACCCGTCCGGCAGCACATGATCCTCAGTGAAGCCGAACACCCACTCGATAGCAGTGGTATCGATGGCATAGGCATCGGTATAGGGCAGCCGCGGCCTGAATGCTTTCTTGCCATTCTTGTCGCTGACGCGCAGCAGGAAGTACAGGCTGGTTGACTGCAGCCAGTCTTCCAGGTTCTGCGATGATTCAACAATGCCGTTGTAATACAGCTGTTGCGTCTCAGTGAAGTTGGCCGCGGCTGTGAATGTGGCCGTGTCGATCAGCGCATCAGGGAACCGGCTGGACTGCTTGATCAGGTAGATCGCCAGATCGCAGACGTTATTGCTCGAGCCTGCTGTGCCTTCAATCAGTCGATCAACGATGATGCCTTGACGCACGAAGCAATGCACCTGCCGATCCCATGTGTCGTCGCCATCGGCGTGCGTGTTCTCGTAGCTCAGCGTGGTTAGGTCGTCGTAGTAGCCGCTCGTTCCACAGAATGCAGGACAAGGCCACAGATCAAAACCAGCCACTGGCGTGATGAAGTTGCCAGGTGTCCATGTGCCGGCCCGCTGGTTATAGGTTTGCGCCCATGTGCCCACCCTGCAGGCGCGTTGAAAGACATCACGCACCTGCAGCTGCGGCATGTCGCCTTGGCTCAGGACCAGCTCGAGGTTGACCGTCAGTTCGTTGGTGGTGTCATCATTCTCAAAGCGCCCCTCAGTAGCGCCGGGGCTCACGAACACGCCGCCCACTTCGTAGACAATCGCTATCGCTACATCAACGTTCCACCTGTAGGTGGTCTTGGTGACGCGCTTGCCGAACACAATCGGCACAGTCTCACCGATCACGATGCTGCGCTGGCGACTATCCAGTGCGCTGTATCCTTCCGCTGCGCCTTCGCTGGCTGGTGCGCTCTGCTCAGGCAGCAGGGTCAGTGGGGCGCTGATCGTGATGCTTGTGCTGGCCATGCCTTACATCCGAATCGGTGCGCCGATCAGTCGATTGGTGTACTTGCGCGGCGGGATCTGCGCACCTACTGGCGCCAGCGTAGAGCCTAGGCGCAGCTCGATCAACGAGAACGATCCACCCATGCTGACGGCCTCACCGACGTAGGTGCCGATCAGCAGCTGGCCAGCCTGCGGCGCAGCATTCGTGAGCCGAGTGTCGAACTCATACAGCTTGATCTCGATCAGCCGGTTGAAGTTGAGCGCATCCTTGAAGGCCTGCAGGATCGACTCTGTGGCAGGCGCTTCAACGGTGATGCCGACGTCAGTGCCAGGCGTGCCGCCGATCAAACCGTTGACGGCAAAGGGCCTGTAAACCCAGCTCGCGCCATCCCATGTGACGGTGGTGTTGACGTAGTAGCCCTGCCACCGCTGGTAGGTGGTGGCCCCTTCGTAGATCCGCAGGTATTGCGCTTGGCCGCGGTTGCTCATCAGATCGCACCTTGGAAGCGACGGCCAGCAAAGCTGCGGTTATTGCCCAGCAGGTTGGCAGCAAGGGAGTTGAGCGAACGCTCTAGATCCTCAATCGTGACGTAACGCTGGCCGCCCTGCTGCAACACTGGGCCGGTTGTGATCTGCACAGTGGTGTTGCCTTGGCTGGCGCTGCTGGTGGCGCCCGGCACCACACCAGCACCACGCGCGCCCATCAGATAATTCGCGGATGCCCGCGCCATCTTGGACTCGGGGATGATGTACTCACGCTGACCGCCTTCGCCCACCATCGCCAGAGTGGGCCTATCAACGGTGCCACCCTGCGCGAAGCGTGGGATCGTGACCGTAGGCGCTAGTGGGATGTTCGGCAGCTTCAGGGCAGACAGCGCACGGTTGGCTGCGGCGATCAGCTTGTTGATGCCATTCACAGCGCTGTTGATGAACTTCTCAACCAGCGATAGGTAGCCGTTGAAGATATTGCGGATGAAGCGCGTTACCGCATCGAAGGGTGAACGCAGCGCATCAGCCAATCCGCGGAAGGCGTTTGCAATACCCTTCACCACATCACCGGCGAGTTTAACGACAGGATCCACGAACGTGCGTTTGAAGGCAGCAGCAGCATCCACAAGGATCTTGCCGATTGCCCCGAACGCATCTGCGATCTTGTCGCGGAAGGCATAGATGGCAACGCCAGCAGCAACCACAAGGGCAACGATGCCGACCGGACCGCTTAAGACTGCAGCGGCAGCGATACCAAATGCCTTTAATGCGGCGATCACAGGGCCAATGGCGCCAGCAATGCCAACGATTGCGCTGATAGCAGGCGCGATCAATACCAAAGCCCCCGCTAGCGCAGCAAAAGCAATCGCCAGAGTTTGCACTGGAGCAGGGAGTTGCGAAAAAGCCTGCAGGGCCTGAGTTGCGATTTGAATCAATGGCGTTAAGGCTGGCAGGACTTGTGTTCCGATTGTTGTGGAAAGGTCGGCCAATGCAGCCTGAAATTGCCGATAGGCATCTGGCGGCGGTGGAGCCTGCTTAGAGAGCTTCTCTAGTGCTTGCAGCAGTACGTCGGATGTAATCTTTCCTTCTGACGATAAATTCTTCAATTCTGCAACATTCACGCCAAGCACACTTGCCACAGCTTGTCCAATGCTAGGTAACTGTTCCATAACGCTTCTAAACTCATCGCCTTGCAGCTTTCCAGACCCAAGAGCCTGGCTCAACTGCAGCATCACGTTGCTGGTTTGATCAGATGTCAAGCCCATGGTTAGGGCCGCATTGTTCACGCCAGTAAACGCGGTTTGTATCTGCTCAAGTGATGATCCAGTCGGACGTAAGCGCGCATACAGATCGGCAACTGCATTCGCGGCTTCCGTTTGACCAATGCCAAACTGCTTTGCCGACTTATTTGCAAAGTCTTGGAGCTTTGCTGTTTCTCCAAATTGCCCTGCCAAATTCTCAACACGTTTGGCGGTGCGGTCTGCTTCGATGCCCGCTTGAGTAAATGTGGTTGCAAGCGCGCCGATGCCAGCAGACCCAAGGATGCCGATGAATGATTGCCCTGCACGCCCCAAGGATTGAAACGCACCTTTCAGGCCGCCTGCCGTCTTGGTCGTAGCACCAAGCGACTTGTTAAGCCCATCGATGCTTTGCTGGCCATCAACGCTGGCCTTGATTCTGACCGCAGCGGTCATGTTCATGGCCATCAGTCTGCCCTCTCATGCATGATCGTGAGCACTTCCGCCTCAATGATCTGGATGTCCTCCAGCATGGCGGCGGGGTCGTCTGCTCCATACAGTCTAAAGGCCCACTCAAGGGCGCCATAATCCAATCCGATCAGACCATTGCCGCCAGTGCGCCATTGCGTCTGGCACCGCAGGAACATCTCAACAGCAGGCCAGGCATCCGGTTCAACCTCGAAATCATCCACCTCAGGCGCGATGTCGATCTCAAGGCCGAAGGCTGCAGCATCATCGGCGGTCTGGTCGATGACCTTAGCCTTCGCCCAGTGATGCGCAGCCCCGATCAGTTTTTTGTTTTGTTGCCCGTCACGCTGTCGAAGTAAGCCTCGATCACAGCGGACGCCACCATCGGCACGTTCAGCAGCTGCTCGCAAGCCGTTGCGCTAAATGGCACCTCATCACCGTCATCATCGAGGATGCCAGACCAGCCGATCAGCACCTCGTGCGCAATCGATTGATCGGTGATGCCATCCTCAACCGCTTCGCTGCGCTCTGCTGCCTTCACCATGCGCTGCGCTTCGGTGCGGATCTCATTGATCCGCGCCTGCGGCAGCCGCTTGAATACAGCCTCGAAGGTCTGTTTCTCGAATCTGCCCCCGTCAACCGGCAGCCTGCAGGTGACAGGCCACTTATAGGAGGCAGACTGCTTGAGAACAAAAGCCATCAGGAGAAGGTGAGCACTAGCTCGTCGTTGCCAGACGATGACGGGATAGCCACATAGGGCAGCGTCAGCATCTGGATGCCGTCTTGGTCAGAGTAGGACGGGTTGCCGATGTCCACAATGGGAGCCAGCAGCGACACCTGATTGCCGGCAGTGGTGCCATGCAGCAGGCTGAGGATGCCGGTGGTGTCGTCGTTGGCGATGGTGAAATAGTCCTTCGCCGCGATGGTCGGCGCCTCGATCATCACCTCACCAGCAGGTGCGCGGTTGGTGATTAGGACTTGCTTGGTGCAGCCCACCAGCTCGCGGTAGACGATTTCATTCGCCACATCAAGACTCACCATCTGCAAGCAGGCATCGGCATAGCCGAGCACCGACACAGCCGAGGTGTTGCCAGCCTTGAAGATCAGCGGGGTGGCCTGGTCGCTGTAGGTGGTGGCAGGTGCAGCGGTATCAGTCGGTGCGTTGTAGATGCCGGTCATGGTGAAGTTCACCACCGGCAGCTGACCCACTTCAAGGTTCAGACTGAAGGTGCCGCGGCAGCCAGTGGCCTTGTGCAGCACGCCATCGTTGTTGAAGTAGATCGTGGCGCTCTCGAAGCTGCTGCTCACCGGCTTGTAGCCGACGTTGGCCTCGATGCTGTAGGTGCTAGTGCCATCTGGCGTGAAGGCCGCCGTGGACTTTTGCACCGTTGCAACCTTGGTGCTGCCGACGTAATCAGTGATGATGCCTTTGCTGCCATCACCCGTGCCACCCGTCAGGCTGATCACCATGCCGTTGTAGTAATCGTTGGTGCTGCTAGCACCGGATGCCAGCGTGATGCTGCCAGCAGAGCCAGCCTGCGCAGTGCCGGTGATGTCAGCTGCAGTGGTAGTAGCAGCAAGACCGCAGGCACGCAGCAGGGAATCCATCTTGCTAGCGGTGCCCGAGGTGCCCGAGCCTGCAAGCTCAACCTCAAAGGTCAGCAACACCCGCGTCTGGCTCAGGATCTGAGCGCTGTTGCCCAGATACGGACGGATCAGATCGCGGCTAACGGTCTCAGCCTCAATAGGGGTGACCTCAAGATTGCGCACCAGCAGCGCATCAGTTCCGGCCGGGCTTGAATCCGTGCCATACGTCCCTTCGATCTTCGTCAGGATCAGACGCTTACGGCTGAGTAACGGCATCGGTCAAGCCCTTTTATCAGCAGTCTAACTAGCGAGATTCGTAACGCTTGTGCGGTAGCGGACGACGTAATCACAGGCAATCACGCCACTTGGTTGATCAGCTTCCGCCAGTTCAAACGTGACGCCCTGCGGTTGCACATCGATGGCGTAACCGCCCAGCGTTAGGTCAGCCATCAGCTTGCTATGCATGTCCTGCACAATCGGATCGGCCAATCGATCCGGGATGTTGCCGCGCACGATCACAGCAACACGAACGGTCATGCTCCAGTCCAGTGTGGGCAGGCTGGTGTTCTGCTCTGCTGTGTCGCTGATCGGCTCTACCACAATGGCCGGGCTTTCGTTCTTGGCCAGTGGCTCAACACGACTGCGGTAGATCCGGGCACCCACTCCAACGGTGCCCGTAAGCGCTGTCGCGATAGCAGTGAGGATTGATTCGCGCTTGGTTGTCACAGCACCACCCCAGGGCCCATGACCACCAGTGCGCCGGTGTTGCTATTGCCCCGCGTCACACGTCCAACGGGTTGCTTGTTGGTGGGCGCAGTAGTGGTGAAGCCGCCGCCTTCAGCGACATAGAGCGGCGAATTGACCGCGTAGCCATTGGTATCCATTGCCGTGATCTCACCCGCGATCACCACATGACCATCGGCGCCTGCAGCGATGGCAGCATCGAGGATCCCAATGGCCGGCATCTTGGCCAAGTTGGCGGCATCAGCAGCGGCGACAATCACAGTCGCGGTATCGCCCACGTTGCCCGTGATGTAAACCGGTGTGCCCTTAGCAAGCGTGCTGGCAGTGCCATTGCGGCAATGGATGTAGACCGGGCCCGCCAGCGCGCCATGGATATGGGGCAGCGTTGCTAAGCCTGTGACGGCAAGCGTCGTGAATGTCGGGTTGTCGTAGCCCTGCACATACAGCAGCGAAGACCACGCCGTCGTGCCATCGCCTAACTTCAGCTTCCGCGTGTCAGTCTCAAACCCAACCTCACCCAGCAGCAGGGTCGGATTGGCTGCGGTCCAATTAGCAGCAGTATCACGCCGCAGTCGAATCCGTGCTGTGCTGCTCATGCCCCGCCACCATCAATCAGGTTGCCTTCAAGGTAGCTAGTGGCAGCAGCGCCGCCGTCTAGATCAGGATCCAGCTGGTCGTTCGCCAGATCATCAATGCTCAGAGCAGCGCCGTTGGAATCCAGCGCCGTTGCGGACGTAACGCCTTCGGTTGCCACTGAGCGCTGAATGCTCAGCTGAACCATCTTGCCATCGCCCTGCAGCGTTGCCTCTCGCACCGTGAAAGGCACGCCATTCACGTTGATCTGGGATCCGTACAGCAGATCACCAAAGTCTTCGGCCTTAGCCGTAAGCGTGTAGTCGGTCGTGATCACCATGCCGCCAGCGATCACCTCGCCTGGCATGTCCAGCACTCCCAATGCAGTAACGGCGCCAGCTGTGCAGCTGACGCCGAAATCTGCCAGGAAGACGTTTAGATCTTCCGTGAAGGTCATCAGCTGTACTTCTTAGAGCCGAGAGCCACCACCGACACAGCGCCGGTGCCAGTGCCGCCGGTCACAGTGAAGAGCACGCGAACATAGCGACGCAGGTCGTTGCTGTTCAGGTAGATCTTCTCTTGAAAGGCGGTGTTAGCAGCAGCAGCGGTGAAGCCGCCGCCAGTCACATCAACGAAATCACCGGAGGTGGTGGTGTTGCTGTGCTGAATCTTGGCAGTCAGGGTGACGCCAGAGCCAGCAGCAGCGGCATCGATGATGAAGGCGATGTCGCCCTCGTAGTCCACCAGGTCAACGTTGGCAGGGGTGCCAGCGCCGGTGGATGCAACCACTGCGTTGTTGTGCAGCTCGAGCAGATCGGTTTTCGATCCGAGGTTGTGGATGGTCATTGTTTAGCCCTCCGTCTGGGGGTAGAAGGTTTGCGAACCGGCTCAGGCTTTTCCTGAACCACATCAGCCACCAGTGCGATGGCTTCCACTGCTTTGCCGATACCGATCAAAAGCTTGGCGTCAGAGGGGGAAGCCTCTAGGACTTCCCCAACTTTGACCACCCGCCCCGACAGCATCGTTTGCCGCAGGACCTTGATCAACATGATCAGAGGGTGTTGTTGCCGCGGCTGAAGGACTCAGGGTGACGGACGGCGATGTCTACATCCTGCATTGCAACCACGCGGACAGTGCCGGAGGTGCTGTTGCTGTAAGGATCAACCATGATGTCCAAGCCCGAGAAGTAGCCGATGATCAGGTCGGCGAAGTTGCCAAACCACAGATCACCAGATGCAACCTGGTTGGACAGCACACCGCGATAGCCGTTCACCTCGTTGCCTTCCATGATGAACATGCCCGAGCCAGTGTCCTTGCTGGTGGTCTTCAGACTGCCGCGCATGGCGGCGTTCATCAGGTAAACAGGGCTGCCGAGCAGAGCATTGGCAGTTGCTACGTCGCTCTCGAGTGCCACCACCTCAGCGAAGGTAGGAGCAGCAGCGGCGAAGTCCTCAGTGCCGATGCCGGTGGTGAGCTTCAGGCCGAGGGGCTCACCGCTGGAGCCGGTGCCATACAGACCAGCTAGGTCGATCTTGAGAGCCAGCACGCGAGCGAGATCGCTGCGCACCATGTTCTCCACGTCGATGGAGGACTGGATCATCAGGCGACGGCTGTAGTCGGTGTAAGCGGCCACAGTCTTCGGAGTCAGGCTCACCTGATCCACGGTCTGCTGGGACTCGGTAGGAGCACCAGACTCAGCCACCCAGTAGGCGGTAGCAGCGCCGGACTGGCGAGGAATCGCGACGTTGCCGGTGAGGCCGGTCAGCACGGTGGCGCCAGCTTGATCCAGAGCAGAGGCGTTGCGCAGCAGATCGATGAAGCTGCCGGCATCAAGCTCGGTAGCAACCAGGTTGCCGCCGCCAGTAGCAACGCCAACGGTCAGGTCACGGCGCAGCACATCCTGAGGGATGGTGATGCCGCGGGACTGGCGGCCGAGCTTTGCAGCAGCAGCTTCAGAGGCCTCGATCTCAAACGCAGCAGCCTCACGGGCCGAGCGGTCGGTCGGGTTGGACAGATAGTTGATGGCGCGCAGGAAGGAGAAGCTGCGGCTCTCCTTCTCAGTCAGGCCGATTTCAGCGGCGCTCATGTTTACGGGCTCCTGTTTGATGTCGAGTTTGTCGAGCACAGCAGCGCGAGCCTCGTCGATAGAACGACCAGATTCGATCAGCTGGCGGCCGAGATCGGCCATGTTGTGCTTGTCGCACAGTGCAGAAATGCCAGCGATGCGGGAGCGCTCAGCCTCAGCGGCTTCGGCCCGCACCACGGCCAGATCAGTGGTGGCGTTTTCCATTTCAGGAATGGGATCGGGTGTAGGTGCTGCCGGAGCAGCGGGCTCAGCCTCAAGAGATCGGCCGATGCCGACGCCGGGATCAGCCGGCACCGACACAACCGAAACCTCATAAGGCGACCAGGCAGTAGCAACAAAGTCACCACTGCCGCGTTCCTCCATTTTGTCGATGGAGTAACCAAAGGAGACGTTTCGTAAAACGCCGTCCTTGACATCGCTCAAGACTTCCTGAGCGAACGGATTGCGGCTGAACCGCACACGCGCATAACCGCGCCGCTTGTTGCCATCGATATAGGCACGCTCCACAACACCGATCACACGGTCCGGGTTGTGGTTGAACAGCAGTGGTGCACCATCGTTGAGGCGGCTAAGGTCAGCGGCCTTTACGTCGTGGCTCAGGATTTCGTTGCCGAAGTAACGGGCAACAGGGAACTCAGAGCTGAACGGAAACTCATAGGTGCGATCCTCCACCTCATCAAAGGTGGTCAGCTCTGCGCGCTGATGGCGGCCAATGCCGGGCATGGCACGCAGTTCAGCAATCTTGCTCAGCGTGGAGAACTTATGACCCACAAGCGTCTCAGTGGCTTCCCATCCGTCTTCGCCTTCGCTGTAGATACGGATCAGCGCAGCTGGATCCTCAGCGGTCGCTTCAATGCTGAACTCAGTATCAGGAACACCGAGAGTCCCCTCGCGCATGATGTGCTCGATGCGGCCGCGTGCAGTTCCGCCGCTCGAGTCCCACTGCACGAAATCACCCTCCGTCAGTTCGTCGGGTTCGGCTCGCATCAGATGCTCTTCGGTCGCAGCCTCTTCCATCTTTCTATCCTGCAATGCCTTGATTCTATCGGCCTTTGCAGTAGCCCATTCTTGGCCTGCATCTCCGCCCCATGCTGCCCATGCAACACGGCCTGCTGATGGATAGCCATCCTCTCCGGGGCTGAATCCCTCGCCTTGCTTGTCGACCTCATGGCGTGCGAACCATGCCGCCATCGTGATCACAGTGTCAGCGCTCAGCTCATCACCGCTCAGGATCTGACGTGCTCTGGCCGCGGCCACCTCAGTCCCACCATCACGCCCTTCATCCTTCCAATCGCGGTATCGCTGCGCCTCCTCCCTCATGCCTTCAGTTGGCATCAGGTCAACCTGTTCCCCAGCAACGATTGCCATCAGTCCTCAGGCGCCTCAGCCGGATCCTCAAACACTGATTCTTCTTCGTACCCCTCATCATCAATCGGGGGGTCAGTCTCGTCGAAGGCAGGCTCACTGCCTGGCATCTTTGCCACCTGCACCGCGCCGCCCTCAGTGACCTCGCTCGGATCAGTGTCCGTCACGATGTCCATCTCATCCAGCATCGATAGCTCAGCCTGACGCGCGACCAGCACATCCTCAAGATCGCCACCCTGCTCAGCAATCACCTGCCCCAGCGTCTTGAAGCCACAACGCACCGCGGTCTTGTAGGCGTCGACCTCACGCTGCGGATCCACCCATTCCCAGCTGCGTGGCACCCAGCGGCTGGCGCGGTAGCGGTCTGGGTTCGTCTCATAGCCAGGCAGGTTCAACGTGCCGCTCAGCACGGCCATATCGAGCCAGTTCTCGAACACCTGCTGGTGGAAGTTCTCCACCATGTACCGCTGCAACACGCGATAGGTGTCGCGCTCCTCAAGCAAGCTCAACCTGCTGCTGCTGTAGTTGCTCTCTGAGAAGTTCTTGCTGATGCTCTCG